GAAGAATCAGTTCCAACTGCAGTATTTGAATGACCTGTTGTGTTAGCTTTTAAAGAACAAGTACCAACTGCTGTATTATAATTAGCTGTTGTGTTACCACATAAAGCCAATCTTCCAACTGCTGTATTACATGCACCTGAACTATTAGCTTCTAAACTAAAAGCACCAACTGAAGTATTATCTGAACCTGTATTATCTCTTAAACTTCTATCGCCAATAGCTGTGTTATTAGAACCTGTTGAAACTGTTATTAAAGAACAAAAACCAACTGCTGTATTAGCATCTCCTGTTGTAATTGCTGTACCAGCTTTATTTCCAATAGCTGTATTTTGTGTTCCAGTACCAGAAACACTATCTAAAGCAGTATCTCCTAATGCAACGTTACCTGTTCCTGTCGGATAATTACCATCTAGTTTAATTGTACCACCATCAATACTAACGTTTCCGTTTACTGTTAATGCAGTTAGTGTACCAAGTGAAGTTATTCCTGATTGTGCTGCTTCTACATTTAAAGTTACATCACCGGATGTTCCACCACCAGACAAACCTGTTCCTGCTACAACTGAAGTAATATCACCTGGTAAAGCTCCACCATTATTTTGTAAAGTTCCTACAATATTTACAGTATCACCAGACTTACCGATCGTAACTGTATTTCCAGATTCATTAATAATATTATTACCTGATTGGTCCTGGATTGTATCTACTTTTATAATACTACTCATTTTCTAATTCCTCTACTCTTGCTGTTAATTCTTTAATTGCGTTTACTAATAATGGAATTAATTTACCTTGTGTAGCTTCTAATCTATCTGGGTTAGATTTTAGTACAAGTTGTAGATTTTCTTCTATGTTATATTTTTGTTGAACTTCATCTAAATCTTGTGCAATAAATCCAACATCTTTTTTACCTTTTTTTGAACCATCTCTCATTGTCCAATCAAAAGTTACAGGTTTGAGATCATTTATAAAATCAAGACCTACGCTTAGATCACAAATATTTGATTTATCTCTTTTATCAGAAATAGCTGTGATAGATGTAACTTGTGCTCTAATTGCTGAAATATTTGTATCTCCAAAAGTAATTTCATTATTAGCTGTACCTGATGATGGTTGTGCACCGAAACCTATTATAGTATTATTACTTCCAGAACCTAATTGCGTTCCTGATTGCGAACCAACCCCTGTGTTTTTTTCGCCAGAAGTATTTAATATAGCATTAAAACCTAATGCTGTATTATTGTCAGTTGTAGATACTGTGCATAAAGCCTGATAACCAACACTTGTGTTTTTCAATCCTGTTGTATTTCCATACCCAGTATTTCCACCTATGGCAACATTACAGGCACTTGAGGTATTACTGTACATAGCATTTAATCCTAAGGCTACATTTCTTATTCCTGTAGTATTACTGTATAGAACTTGTCTTCCTACTGCTACGTTAAAATCTGCTGTACTACCGTTGTTACAAAATAATGCTTTATACCCTACAGCTGTATTACCATCCCCTGTTGTATTAACACATATAGATTGAAATCCCACTGCCACGTTTTGACATCCTGTATTAGTTTCTTGTAATGCACTTTGTCCAATTGCTACGTTATTTGATGCTGTTGTGTTATCTTTTAATGCAAGATAACCCATTGCAGTATTTTCCGACCCTGTTGTATTTTTTCCTAATGCACCATTTACTGCTGTATTACAAGCTCCTGTAGTATTACATGATAATGCACCATAACCTAATGCGTGATTTAATTTACCGCTTCCTGTATTACAACATAAAGCAGTATAACCTAAAGCTACATTACAATGACCTTCCGTGTTTTGTTTCATTGCTCTAAAACCTATCGCAGTATTTCTACAACCTGTTGTGTTAGAAAGTAATGAATCTCTTCCTGCTGCAACATTTTCACATCCTGTTGTATTAGTATCCATAGACATAAATCCAACTGCTGTGTTGTTTGCACCACTTGTTGTTGCTTGCATAGCACAAGTTCCAATTGCTGTATTATTATTTACTGTAGAATTTTGTAATGCACATACACCAAAAGCAACATTAGAATTTCCTGATACATTTTCACTTAATGCTTTAAAACCTACTGCTGTATTTTCTGCACCATTTGTATTACAAAATAAAGCATGAGTTCCAACAGCAACATTACTATTTGGAGTCGTATTACAATATAAAGCATTATAACCAACAGCAACATTACAATCTCCAGTAGTGTTACAATTTAATGCTTGTCTTCCAATTGCTACGTTTTGACAACCTTCTGTATTTGTTAACATTGCAGATCTTCCAACCGCTGTATTTTGACATCCTGTTAAGTTAGCTATTAAAGCTGACGTACCTACTGCCGTATTATCAGCACCTGTTGTGTTAGTGCCTAAAGCTGATTTACCAACAGCTGTATTATTATCTGCTGTTGTGTTACTTGTTAAAGCACTTAATCCAATTGCTGTATTGTTATCTCCTGTAGTATTAGCATCTAAAGATGTAACACCTAATGCTGTATTTTGACAACCCTCTGTATTAACAAGCATAGAATTAAATCCAATTGCTACATTTTTACAACCTGTTGTATTATCTCTTAAAGATGAAGTACCAACAGCTGTGTTACATTGTGCTGTTGTGTTTGATTTTAATGCTTCATATCCTAAACCTATATTATAACTAGCAGTGTTTACTTTTAAAGAATGATAACCCATTGCAACATTTCCCGAAGCTGTAGTTAGAGTGCCTAGAGCACAAATACCTACACCAACATTTGCAGCTCCTGTGGTAGAAACTTTTAGAGTTTGAGTACCAACTGCTGTATTGTTTCCACCTGTTGTGTTTTGTTCTAAAGATTGAATACCGATAGCTACATTTGACGCACCTGTTATATTAGAACACATGGCTTTTCTACCTACAGCAACATTGTTAGAAGCTGTTGTAGTAGCAGCCAAAGCTAATACTCCAATTCCTACGTTATTATCTCCTGTAGTCAAAGCTGTTAAAGATTGACTACCTACAGCAACATTACAATTACCGTCTGATTGAACACTATCCAAAGCAGTATCTCCTAATGCAACGTTATTTATTCCTGTTGGATAGTTACCATCTAATTTTATTGTACCACCATCTACAGATAAATTTCCGTTTACTGTCAAAGCTGTCAAAGTTCCAAGAGAAGTTATGCCTGATTGTGCAGCTTCCACATTTAACGTCACATCACCTGATGTTCCACCACCAGATAATCCTGTACCAGCCACAACTGAAGTAATATCACCTGGAAGAGGTGAACCGTTGTTTTGTAATGTACCAACTAAATTAATAGTATCGCCACTATCTCCAATAGTTAGAGTTGTGCCTGATTGAGGTATTACTTTATCTACTTCTACTTGACTCATTATATGACTACCAATGTTCCTGTTATAGTTTGTGTTGCGGTTATTGTAACGGGTCCTGCTAATACTCCAGAATCTAATGTTTGATCTTCTGAAATAGTTGAAGCATGAGTAACTACATATTTAGTAGCTTCCATTACTGGTGAAATTGTTTTCTTTGCAGGGATTGTACAAAATACATCTTTGTCTCCTGCAGTAAAATTAACTGCATTATCAGAGTTTGATGATGATATAGGTGTTGTACGTTGTAAAGTGCTACTTGCGCTTAAAGTTCCTTCACCAACTTCAAAGTTACTTGAACCTGCCTGAACGATAGTGTAATAAGTTGTATTACCAACTCCGATTCCACTAGCGAAGCTTTCGAAACCTTGAGATGCACCTGCTAAGGTAAAGTCACCTGTACCTGTAGTAATGCTTGTCTCTTTAACTCTGTCGTTAATGACAAGTGCCATGTACCCTCCCTATGCTAATCTTAATATTGCAGCTGAAGTAGTAAATGCAGGAAACTGAATTGTAAATGTACCTGATGTTGCAGTCTTGTCTCCGCCAAAATCAAGCACGGCCACCGCATCAGTAGTACCAGAACCACCATCAGTAGTTGTATTGTAAATTAAAGCTCCTCTAGCTGTAAGTGTTACGCCCACAAATGAAACAGTCGCAAAATCAGTTATTGCTACACCTGAAGATACTTTTACACCTTGATTAACAAGTGCCTTACCACCTGCAGTATAACCTGATGAAGTAACTTCAGTATTAGATCCTCCACCTGGATTTGTTGAATAGTTTTCAGTAGAAGCACCTAAAGTTGCTTGTGATGTATACATCGCTAATTTGTATGTATCCGTTGATGTATCAAAATCGTGTTTTCCTTGAAGTAACTCTTTTTTAAAAGAATTACAAATTGCATTAGTTGTTATTGCCATAATATTTCTCCTTTAAATTTAACTGTTTGGTGACGGTGAAGGTACTTTAACCCTTGGTACACCATCATCATATTCTGCTCGTCTTCTTCTCCCCATTTGTTGGAGAGCAAAATTCTGTACACCTTCAGTATACTTGTTTTTATATAGATTGTACATATCCATAGGTCCTTTTAAAAATGCATATGCTTCTGTCAAAACACCATCTAATAACATACCTTGTTGGTAAGTAGATAAATAAGTTGAATTAGTTGAAGTAAAGCTAGGTGGTGTAATAATATAATTTAGTTGAACTGCATAATCTGCATTAGGTGTGGGAGCGACAACAATAGAACTTTCATCCCAATTTGCATAATATTTAGGAACTCCAGTTGCACCGGTGCCATTATATTCAGATATAAAACTAGTATCTCTTTTTTCCATAAAAGTTCTATCACCTGTTGATATACTAGTTGTTGAAAATACTTGTAAAGATCTAATGACTAAAAAATCAGAAGGTGTAACTAAAAATCTTTTACCAGATGAAAATGAAGAAGTTGCGTATTTTCTTGTATCGTCATAATCTACTTTATTTGCAACATCTAATTCTGTGTGTCTTATAAATTGACTAATTATAGTATCAGTTAAAACATTACTATCTACTTCAGTAAAATTTCGAACCTCTGTTAAAAAATCTGAAAATGATATAGCCATTATGTTATACTCACTGTTACGTTACCTAATACACCAGTTATCTCTCTTCTTCTGTTTTGTAATGATGGATCTGCAGGAATCATTGCACTTGTCCCTTGAGTTGAAAAAGCAAAATCTCCAGGTAATGTTAAATCTGCAACACCAACTACAGTGCCACCAGAATCTGCAACTGTTTGATCATTAGCTGCAACTGTTGTTGGTTGTTGATATTTTTGTGTTCTTGGATTTCTTAAAGCTATAGCATCTGCCTTATGATAAGGAGGGTCTAATTGTGGATGTTTAGGTTCATACTCTGATATATGAACTAAAGCTCCTGTCCACTCTTTTACCATTTCTTTATAAGGAAACGCTTGTCCAGATCTATCTGAAATAGCTAAACTTCTTTTACCACTTGCGTAACTCATTATGATCCTCCTGGGTAATATGACTGTGGAGAAATGTAAACTGAAGTTCTAGATCCATCTTCATTTAACGCTCTTATTAATTCATCTTCATATAATTGTTTTAACAATTGTATTCTATCTGGTGCTTTTTTTTGAGATAAATAATAAGCTAATCCAGAGCACATGCATGGTAAAAATCTATATGCTACATCAGATGTATTTGTATAGGAACCTGCGTCTTCAATTCTATTAATAGTATAAAATTTTAATGTAGTATACGTACTTGCATCCGGTGCAAGATATAAACTTATTGTTGGTGTAGTTTGTCTGTCTACAAAATATTGTGATGGTTGTCCTGTTTCAAATTTATTAGGTATTGCAGCATAAGCTGATCTATCAATTTTTGTTAAAGATATATCGTTTGTTGAAGAAGAATTACCTGCTGCGTTTGTAGTTGAAATGTATGCTTCAAGAACATCATTAACATCACCATCAACTGTATATGTTGCTGTACCTGCAACTAAAGCTTTTTCATTAAGTTCAACTTTCCAAAGATGAATACCTCTGTTTCCCCATTCTGAAAATAAAAGATTTAAACTTCTTCTTGCGCTACGTAGGTCATAACCACTATTAGTTCGCATACCACATCGTTCATATGCTTCCTCAATAATGTCATCAATCTGAAGATCGAATGCTGTAGTTCCTGACGTAGCCATAATTCATTACATTATGTCTTTGTAATAATCCAAAGACTTTCCTGGTATTAAGTTTTCATCTTGAAGGCCTTCGCCTTGAGTTCTGGCTGCGCCATAACCTTTAGCCATATCGCCTTTGTATGCTTTCATTACCTTTCCACCCATAGATCTTTTCATCATTTTTTCTGATTCACTATCTGACTGTTGAGTGTTAGCAGCTTTTTTAATTAATTTAAAATCTTCACCAGAGATTTTACCATCTTTGTTTTTATCTAATTTTTTTTGATTGCCTTTTAATGCCATAATTTTCTCCTTAAAATTTTATAGGTCTATCATACCACCATAATACTTCTTGGTAAAGGTACTGACATTATTTGGCTTTCCTCCAGGATTACCGGCTTGTCTTTTCCTTGCAACAGCAGAACGCTTTTCTGATTCTGTCATTCGGCTTGCTTTTGCAGCAGGCACGCATTTGGGGTATTTTCTTTTTGATCCAC